CCGGCGGCGATAAAGAGGCGTTGCCCGGTTGTCCTGTAGAGTCTGGACTCTACCCCGCGACAATCGAAAGAAAGTGTGATGCAGCCAGAGGCGCGAACGCATGGATGCACCGCTATAAGCGGTACCGGCACACAGAGCGGGGTAAACTCCAGTCAAACCAATTTAAGCGCTTCCGCATACTTGGCGCTCCGCCTAAACGGAAAGTGGGATTGTAAAGCCCTTAATTGACTGTGAGGCCACCGCCAGCACCAACACCACACAAATCAGCCGAATACAACCGGCCAGAGACGACGGGAATCACCCAAGGCTTTCGCTCGCTGCCAGCGAATCAAAGGCCTGGCGCCAAAGATCCAAACTTGCGAGCCCACGCTCTTCTTCTTCAGATATGTAATCGTCGGGAACGAAATACATACCTAGCTTCTTTCGGCGAAGGAAGCGTGACTTCGGCATCGACCAGCCGACGAAACTAAGTCGATACTTATAGGGCTGGGCCCTATAACCGTAGGTCCGACGTACCCAACCGCAGGACGGATTGAATACGTCCCTCTTCATCCCTCCATCCCTGCCGTACTTCCAAAAGAAGCTACGCAAAGCCTCGGCTTCAACGGCATTTGGCTCTCCACGAAAAGCCAACAGTCTCTCGTTAGGTTCTGACCTCTCCGTGGGAAGAGGGGTAGAAAAGCGATAACGAAAGCCCTTCTCTCTCAAGTAAGAAGGGTAGGTCATATGACCTAACTGGGATGGAAGAAAACCCCAGCGACGACCGATACGCGACCTCTGGTACGCGTCCACAAATGCCGGAGAAACGCACACAGCCTGCGCCATGTGCATCATACCGACATAATCGACCGTCGCTCCGCCTCTCCTAAGGTGACGTACTACGCGCCATCTCCCTGAACTCTTAAGAAACACAGTCGAGTTGAGCTCGGCTACATTCTTAGCTCGAATCGTCTTGTCACTGTTGAGTCGGTACCCCGAAGGGTAGTCCTGCACAGTGACTTCTCGTTTGGCAGAAATGAGACAATCATCCCCATTAACGAGAAATCGAGCGTCTTCATCAAACCTGGCCGCCCAACGGGCAGCCAGATAAGAATGAAGACAGAGCAAAGGAAAGGAGAGGTAGCTCCCCATCATCTGTCCGTGTCTGACCCTTAAAACCTTACCCTCGGAACCTTCAAAAAAAGGCTCAAGAGATAAGTGTGCTAACGAACGCACACTCCGAGGTATCTTTACAGAAGTAAAGAAAAGGGAATCAAGAATCGCCTTACTCACTACGTGAGAAAGGCCGTCAGTAGCATTTACCAGATCTACCGAGGTCTGGTAATCGTTACAGCAGACAGATGCTATCCTATCTTCGGTTGGAGGACCGCAAAGAAGCCAATCCTTTTGACACAACTTCTTATAAAGAAGCTTGTGAAGAGGTGCCAAAAGCTCTGAATTCTCATCAAAGATGAGAAGAGGTCGCTTTTTTCCAGCTGACTGGACTTCTTTGTACCGAGCGTAGAACGGTGGCACTCCTGCCATCTCCTGCGTAGTCTTGGTAAAGAACTCATCCCTACGGCCAGCCCAAAGGTGGTCAGCCCGATGTTTACACAATCGGGAGGTGGAATTGGGTAAATGTTGACCGACGAAGTCACCATAAGACCTATCCCAACCCGCAGGGAAGAGCCGAGAAACCTCACCCTTTACAAAGGCGAGATACTCGGAGGAAGGGGGAGGAGGTTGAGAGACCGCGTTAGCTTCCCAAGCCTTCCGCGGTGACGGAGTATGCCTCGGACAACCTTGTGGAAGGTTGCGCTTGAGAGAAGCACAAAACAGTGCAAACTCCCAGCGATCTCGACGGCATAGTCTCTGCAAGTGACAGAGACCATCACTTCCACGTCGTTGACGACGTGGAAATACTACAGAGGTCCGCTCCTTACCCTGTAGTAGAAGAAAAGCGTGGAAACGTCCAACCTCAGAAGGGTCGATGTCCGGTAGCTCAGAGTATGGTAAACCATACCTGACCCGAAGCAACGTCAACCCATTATGGATCGTCTCCTTAGTGTCCCGGAAAGCTTTAGAGCAACCGTGACACCGCTTAACCTGCAAACCGCTGGCGGAATTATTGCAGGGACTGGTAACGCCAGTCAATCGGCTACGCGCTGCGCGCACGACCATCCCAAAGAATGCTGCGAAGCTTCTTA